GTCAATACAAGAAGTTATCATCTCCATAGTTGTTGATATATCAGAACTCGCTGTATCTTCTGATGTTTCAAAGTTACTTTCAATAAACTGATTAATTGATGGATATTTCAATTTCATTGAAAGTTGATCATCAAGTTTGACTATATTCTTATGTGATTTATCTTTCTGTATTTTGATCGAATCAATATCAATCATGGCAGTGACTTGAGTTTTCTCATCGTCAGGGCATAGTAAATTAACTTCAATAGTTTCTCCAACCGACTTACCACGCACGTTAAGAAAAAGATATTCCATATCAAAAGTTGACAAATTACTTAACTTGACTCCTCTTGTAAGAATACAGGCATTTAATATTTCTATAATCGCATCTGTAATTTGTTTCATATCTTCCGATTCAAGTGCCATGATCAGAATTTTCTCTTCTCTTACAAGAAATGGGCGATATTTTATTTTTTTACCAGTTGAAGGTAATACCAACTCATAAGTTGGCGTATTAATTTTAGGTAAAGGCATAATGTCTGATACAATTCAGTTTAGTTATTTATACGGCCTACGTCCATGATATATCTGTCATAATTAAAACTAACAGTAACTTTGAGGACTTCAGCAGAACCATAGGAAACTGGGATAGAGGTTATCGATTTTGGAAATGCATTGATAAATTGATAATCTAATCTCCTTCTATAGTTCTTTTCAAATTTAGTTATATACATTGTATCACATTTATATGAATCTGGATACTGCACTCTTCGATAAAATCCTTTTTGATTCTCACCAACACCTGCACCACTAGCAATATAATCCATCCAACCTTCAAATATTCTTAAGTTTGTATAGTTTTCATCAATATAAAACGTAAAATCAATATCAGTATAGATTCTTGTATGTGCAAACTCTTGTGGAACTCCCATAAAATCTCCCTTCACCTCTCCCGTAGTAAAGGCAGATGCTGGTAATGATGCTTCGCTGCATAATATACCACTCTTCCTTGATATAAAATCTCTTACATTACCAATTCCCATGAACGTAAGATGATTTGTAACTGATGGTTTAAGTGAAGAGAAACTAACTTGATAATAATTTGACTGTGCAAGAGGTGTAAGTGCCTCTTTTGCACCAAACATGTTTATGTTTCTAACTATAGGTTTTGCCACTCTAAATACCTATTAAGACTTTCTATATTATTTCTATTTATGTCATATAAAGGTAAGTTTAGACCGACCTTCATTAAAAAGTACAAAGGAGATCCTACAAACATCATTTACAGGTCATTGTGGGAGAAGAAATTTATGGTCTATTGTGATAAGAATACGAATGTATTGGAGTGGGGAAGTGAAGAAATTGCACTACCATACCGTTCTCCTGTTGATAATAAGATTCATAGATACTTTCCAGATTTCTATATCAAAGTTAGAGAATCAACTGGTCAGATCAAAAAATACTTGATTGAAGTGAAACCATTTAAACAAACAGTTGAACCTCAAGTTAAAAAGAGGAAAACAAAAGGATATATCTATGAAGTTTATGAATATGCTCGCAACCAAGCAAAATGGAAGGCAGCAAGAGAATTTTGTAAAGACAGATTATGGGAGTTTAAAGTCTTGACAGAAAACGAACTTGGAATCAAATGAGTCGAATCAGTCCAGTATTAAATGAATTAATAGGTATTGAAGATCCTGATGCATTGATGGTTGAAATTCTTGATGTATTAAGTGAAACAGAAGCAACTCCAAGTGTTGGTAACTACTACACTTTTGTATATCAACCAAAAACATCCAGTGTTCGTTATGATGCACACCCATTTGTTGCTGTTACAAATATATTCTCATGGGGTTTCAGTGGAATCAATTTTCATTGGGGTCAAACACGACAATATACCTTTCAAGAGGTGGTTGGAAGTCTACATAAAGTCTATTCAAATGAGATAAGAGATTTACAAACTCTACCTTTTGGAAAAATACGTATAAATAGTTAAAAAATTTATAAATGTCAACATATAAAGTTGGAGATATAACATATGATTCTGCTACGGGCAGACCGATAACTTCTGATGGAAAATTTTTATTGGATGCTGAAAAGCAACAGGAAGATATAAGAAATAACCGAGTGAGACCTAAATCAAAATCACAGAGAGCATCAAGAGGTGGTGTTTTAAGATATCCATATCAAGCACTTACAGCACACACAGATTATCTACAGATTGATATTGTAGAATACAAGTCAGTTAAACAATCAAGTGGTAGTTTAATTTCAAATCCAGCATCAGGAAATCGTAGAATACAAGGAAGTAAAGTAGTAGGTAGCACAAGACCAAGAGGACTTGCAACAAAAGCACTTTTAAATAATGGTTCTATACTACTTCCCATACCAAATTCAGTTCAAGATGGTAACTCTGTTGATTATGGAAGCAGTAAACTAGGCAACCTTCAAGCAACTGCAGCAAGTGGTATTAGAGATGTGATGGATGCTGATTTTACAAAAGGTGGTACAAAATATGTTGATGATGTAACAGGAGCCATAAAAAATGCAGCTAACCAATTTAACGAAGGAGTTGGTGGTGGTGAAAAAGCAGCAGACTTATTAAAGAAACAGTTAACAACTCAAGCAGTTGGTATGTTAGGTGGTAATATTACTGTCGATCAATTAATGGCAAGAGAAAATGGAGAAGTCTTTAATCCAAATATGGAATTACTCTTCAATGGTCCTACATTAAGAAACTTCAAGTTCTCATATAAAATGATGCCACGTAGTGAACAAGAAGCAGAGCAAGTAAGATTAATTATAAGATCATTTAAGAGTAATATGGCAGTGAAAACAAAAGCATCATCGGGTCAAGGTGGATCATTCTTTCTAAAAACACCCAACGTATTTAATTTAAGATATCGTACAGGTAATCAAGATCATCCATTCCTACATAAATTTAAACAGTGTTTCTTAACCGATATATCTGTAAATTATACAGGAGAAGCATCACACATGACATACGCTGATGGAACACCAGTTTCAATGGTTATGGATCTTACATTTAAAGAACTTGAACCAATTTATGATGTTGATTATGAAGACGAAAGTGCAGTAGGTTTCTAATGAGTTTTTTCAGAGAATTTCCAAATTTAATATATCCTTCTTACATGTCGGATCGTTTTTCCTCACTTAATACAATTGAGGTTAAAAACATATTTCGTAGAATCAAATTACGTGATGATCTAAAAAATAACTTCACATTATTTAATTACTATCAAATTCCAATGAATTATAGACCAGATATGGTTGCCGATGAAGAGTATGGATCACCAGAACTTGATTGGGTTGTAATAATAACCGCTGGAATTATTAACGTCAGAAATGAATGGCCGTTGTCCGATAAAGAAATATATGACTTTGCACTTGAAAAATATGGAACTAATTTAAATAATGTAAAATATTATGAAACAAAAGAAATAAAAAATGCCGATGGAAGAATCATACTTCCAAAAGGCAAAGTTGTTGATGAAGATTTTGTATTCACCTACTATGATGGTGGTCGTCAATCAGTTTCTGGAACAAATGTAAGAACTGGTATAAGTCATTATGAATACGAGACTAGTGAAAATAATAAGAAACGTCAAATACAAATTTTAAGACTCGAATATTTACAGCAATTCTTAAATGATTTCAGAGATATCATGGTATATGATAAATCGTCGCAATACGTTGATGAAACGACTGCGACGACTGAAAATTCCAACCTTATGAATTCTTATTAGGATTCTGCTAGTTTAGCAAAATAAGATAAAGCATCATCATCTTCATCACTAGCAAGTGATACAGGTTCTTTGGTTTTACTGCCAAGACCTTCACTTAAGTCTTCAAGTTCTCTTACTGATCCACGAGTTGTCTCTTCTTCAAAGACTTCTGGATCGGATGGACGGGAACTCGCCACTCTTAAAACATTTTGTAAACGTTTCTTGAGTTCATCATAAGTTTTAAACTGGTCGGCAGCAACAATCTCTGCAAGAGAGAACTGTTTCTTCCATAAACCTTCTAGTGCATCGTCATCATCAA